CCCAAATTTCAATGTTTGAATTAGCTGTAATTTCAAATTTTACGTGTCTTGGTTTGCTTGATGCAAACTCAATCACTTGACCTGCTTTTGTGGATGTCCACTTGTTTATGTTGCCGTGTTTTATTCTATTCATTTTTGTTTTCCTTTTTAAAATGAGCAGGGGAGGGGAGGGCTCCCCTGCTTTTTATCACTTAACGATACGCGAGGAATCGACTTGTGAAGTGATTGTGTCGTAATCGCTTGTTGCGTCAGTTTCTTGTAGTCCTGCACCGAAAACGGTGTTACCTACAATTTGCATGTCAGATAGACATGTAATTTCAAAACTGTCGCTTACCTGATCAGAAAATACTTTCTTATGCAAATTTGAACAAAGATAGAAATCTTCGTTTAAACTCGGCGAAGTTTGCTCTGCTGTCCATATTTTAGCGCGATTTTCGTCAAATGCATCATTTGCAGGGCGGTAATATTTACCACCTACGTTTACGGCATCTCTTTGCCACTCATGGTTGAGTGGTGCATAACCAAATGTACCATCTGGTGTTGCATGGTTTACATCTGCATGGTCATTTTGAACTCGACTGACTTTTTCTGGGCTTAAAAAATCGCTCAAATAGTTGGGTAACGTATCAGGATCTGTTGTGTATAAGAAATAGTCTTTCTTACGTTCCCATAATTGTTCTGGCACAATTTCTGCTGTTATCATTATAACACCGCCTGTATTCATAGCAGGTGTTCTAAATGACATATCAATTGTAGCCATACCGTTAGTTGCTGACTTATCCAAGTTTGCGCCATCTGTTGCATAACGTTGGTTAAATCCTATCATTGCACGTTGTCGACCCAATAAAATTGGTTGCTTTAAAGCTTCTTCAGGAACTCGAATTCCTGACATAAGCAAATCAATCACATGTTCGTCGTCAATTCCATCGTACTTTGCCCTTAATTTAGCAAATGCCGCTGTTTTACGTGCTTGTTCAATGTCAGCAAGTGACATTGTTGCGTTTCCGCCTGTTTGTAATTCTGCCCAAATTTCATCAAAATATGATGCATTAATTACTGTACCATCTGGTGTAGTTACACCTGTTACAGATGTTACATCACCAATATCCATGGCTGGTGATCTTTTTGTTGTTGATCCATAACCATCTGACTGTTGTGCATATATTGGTGCTTTAAAATTTAATCCTGCAAGTGTTACTTGTCCGTCAATTAAATTTTGATCATAATCAGGTACAATATTTTGCATTCCATTATTGATCCAAAACGCGTCTGCTAGTGAATGATCAAATGCGTTTCTTAATGGTAACGATTTTGATCGTGCTTTGCGTCTATGATTAACAATTGCATTATATGCTTCAACAACAGAATTATTTAATTTGTTTGTTTCAAAATGAACACCTAGTGTTTGATAAAAAGTATCTGTATGTGCAGAAACTCCACCAGATGTATAATCTGTTGTATCAAAACTATTTGATGCATTTGAACTTGAAACTGGTAATTGTGATACAACTCCATTTATTGCATATTTATTGTATTCAAAAAATGGTACTACACTACCTGCGGCTCCATTTTCTTTTTTATATGATCGGTTTAATTCGTCCATTGATCCGTTAAAACGGTCAAATGCGAGCATTGGGACGAAGTGAGCGTAAAGTGTTACGCCAACACCGTTCATTAACATTTCTGACGTTTCCATCATTTCGCAATTTACTCTAATTTTACCGCTACGCACGCCGTCTTCACGGTGTAACCATTCATACTTCAGTGGCAGGATTTTTCCTGCATCACCCGATGTTAACACTCGGCCTTTTGCACTACGTACAGATTTCTGTACTGCAATAGGTGAATTTGGTATCATTTCAGTCATTCTCATTTGCGTTTTCTCCTTGCAATGATTTTGGTTATAATTTTTCGTATTTTTTTACATTTAACGCACATGCAAAGCGTCAACTTCTGCTTGTGAAATTATTGGTGATACCAATATTTTTTCGTTGCGTGTATGTCCGATTGTTTTTTCAAATGATTGTAATTTTCCATCTAAAAAACCACCAAATGAATTTGATGCTTGTTTTAATGCTTTTTTTATTACATCAAAAAATTCATCTGCATTTTCATCATTTTTTATTCTAATCGGATCTTGTTTATTATTTTGTCTTGCTTGATTTATATTCTGTATTGTTGCCAATACTGTTTCATAATCGCCGCCATGTTGTGCTACATATTGTGATGCAATCATAGCTGCAGAACTTAATGCTTCGTTTGCACTACTTTCTATTAATTCTGGATTAACAACCCTAAAATCAGGCATTGTACCTGTCGGATCATATGCAACTACTGTAGTTGGTATATCATCTCGTCCACGTTCAACTACATCACTTTGTATTTGTGGCAACTTATCATATTGTCGTTGTTTTATTCTATCAAATGTATTGAAAAATGCGTCAGATGATAAACGTCCCATTGGGATTTCATTTTTATAAAACCCTTGTCCACCTGTTGCTCGTAATACTGTTAATGGATTAAATCCATTTGCAACTGCGTCGCGTCTTAATTTACCAAGATCTGTTCCATTATCTTGTCTTTTTCTGCGTAATCCTTCAATTCCGTTTGGATCGCCCATATATGTTGTTTTAACATAATCTTCTAATTGGCGACCCATTTTACGGCTTGGCTTCATGATTAGTTTTTGAAATGTTGTTCCAAAACCCATATTATATTACTCCCGCGTTTATCAACGTGTCCGAGAATAGGGCTAAACCCATAACTATTCCCGCTACTGTTGCTATAATAATGTCTTTTAATTTCATTTGATCCACCTCCGTGTAATAAGGTCGATCGATACTCCCGCTAGAGCGGTAAATCCCAAAACGATACTTTCCGTTGTACCAACTGCAATTCCGGCGCCCGCAAGCGATGCACCGAGCATTGTACCACATCTAGTGATAATCGGTTTTAAGATTTGTTTGATTAGTAGTAATTGCAATTTTTACTCCTTCTTATTTAGAAGGGTCTAACTGCTCAATGGCCGATAATATATATTATGATACCATTATGAGACTCATTGTGTTGACCCATACGTTTTTATAGCTTTGTACATTTGATAATGTAAAGCACTTTTTTTAAAAATGTTTCATTTTTTTACTTTTAACACCAAGGAACAAATGTTTTTTTAGACCCTGACCCCCCAGTAGGGGTGTTTTTCTTTGGTCTATCTTTGCACCTTATCCGCAAGTCCTTGACCCTAAAGTTTTTGGGGGATTTTTTCCGCTTCGCTAGAGCCTGTTCAGGCGGTGCTGTAGCCGTTCGCTCCCGTTGTTCAACGGGTGGACTGTATATTTCTATTCCCCGTCCAATTCCGCGTACTGTACTTCGGCGTAGGTTCGCCGTCGTTGTATTTGTTGTCCTTGTTTTATTGTTTTTATTACTTCTGGTCTTTTTTCGTGCCATTCGTCATTCTCCGTTAGTATTTGCAATCCTGTTTTATTTTCGTCTTCCCAATATACTATTGGTATTCCGTCATATGTTGCTTCCACCATATGTATATCTTTAAATATTCCGTCTCCTTGGCCTTCAATCCAAGGTTCTACATATTTTACAGGTTGATAATGTAGGCGTTCGTACATTTCTTCGTCTGTGTACTCTATTTCCGTTATATCGTCGTAGTAATCTGTTACTAATTCCGATAACGGTTCGTGTGAATATTTGTCTTCCCACTCGTTGACAAAAGTTTCCATGAAATTTTCTCTTGTTTTGCCTTGCATCATAAACCCTTTCTCTCTGTTTTTATAATCTCTCACATCCCCAAACTTATAAAAATATGTTTGCGGTGCGAGTGCTTGTTCAACATATTGCTTCGCTAATTGTTGAAAAAACTCGTGTCCTAATGGAGGTTTTTTGCTCATAGCCAAATGGCTATCACTTTGCCTTGATGTCTGATCTTTCAGAACATATTTAAGGCAATATTCAAAACCCTTCCAATCGGGCTCTTGAAAATAACTGAACCCATGTGTCCAATATTTCCAATCTACCCTTTTATTTGCCGTCACTTCTGGCCAACTATCCTTAAAGAATAGTATTATATGCCAATGTGATCGTCCTTTTGCACTTCCGTATTCTCCAGTGCATATGTAACGAACTTTATAATTTTTACGCAATCTTTTAAGAAAATCTTGAACGTCTTTATAAACTAACGTTACTGCATGAACTTTTTCGTGATCTTTTAATTTATCATCTCCATAAGTTAATGTTACTGCGTAAGTTTTTTTTGAAAACTTACTTTCGGCAATGCATCTTCCAACGTAATCGTTAACTCTACGTTTGCGGCATTGCCAGCATTCGCGACACCCAACTTCAGTCCCATCATCTAATTTTGTTGGTGCTATGCACATAATTTACTGCTGTTCCTATAGTTTGGTGTCACTAAATGCATATCTTAACAAGGGTAGGGGATATCTGGTCGGCAAACGGAACTCCAATACTTGGAGTTTCCGTTCCGTTTGCCTCGTGTAAGTTATTCAACTTACTGTTTTTTATTTGATTTGGTCTTGCCAATTGTCTAGTTCCCAGTGTGCGGGATCGTAGAAATTCCAATCTCCGCCCCAATCTAATTTTATATTTCTTTTACGCGCTATTTCTTTGCCGACTGCTCCTATACAGTCCCATTCTTTTTTGCTTAATTGCCATGCGCGTGTAGCGTGAATTATATCCACAGCCATTCCATATTGGTGCGCACCAAATCCGGCAGAAGCTTTGCTTCTGCCTTTATCATATAACTCTTGTTGCCGTTCTGCAGATCGTACAAATTCAAACGCTCGGATTGGAATATTCCGTCGCTTCATTGCTTTGGAAAATGCTTTCCAAAACTCGATTATGTCAGGGTGTACCCCTTGATAATCGTTTTCTGTTTGCTGAATTTTAACCCAGAGTGATTTTGATGCATTAGGTTCTGCTAATGATCTTGCCGCTTCTACGTGTGTTCTATGCACAAGTTCGTCCCTGTGCCAGAATTGGATACGGTCTATAAACCGTATCCAACGTAGAAACTTACTCGGGGGTTTCTCCTGCATCTTCTGCTTCTGCCTCTACTGGCGCTTCAACTACTGTTTCCGCTTCTGCTTTAATTTTTGCAACTTCTGCTCTTAATGCGGCTCTTTCGGCCTGTAACTGTTGTTCCATTTGCTGTTGATTATATTTCATCATCATAGCAATTTTATCATACTCAGTGCCGGTTGATACGCGTGGCTCAATAGACGTGAAGCTCGGTTCATCGCTATTTAATACTGTTTGATCATTGTCTGGTATATTTACAAACATATCTGATGATTTTTCGGCTTTAATTTGCACAAACGTTGTTGCCGGTGCTGTGTATTGAATTTCTGTTTTAGTGTTTGATGTTCCAATCAATACAGCTTGAGACATTTTGCTATTATCAGATACCCAAATTTCAATATTTGAATTTGCAGTTACTTCAAATTTTACATGTCTCGGTTTAGATGATTTAAATTCAATTACTTCACCTGCTTTTAATGGTGACCATACATTTACATTGCCGTGTTTAATTCTATTCATTTCATTTTCCTTTTTAAATTTCAGCAGGGGAGGGGAGGGCTCCCCTGCTTTTTATCACTTAACGATACGCGAGGAATCGACTTGTGAAGTGATTGTGTCATAATCAGACGTTGCATCAGTTTCTTGTAGTGCTGCACCGAATACGGTGTTTCCTACAATTTGCATGTCCGATAGACATGTAATTTCAAAACTGTCGCTTACTTGGTCAGCAAATACTTTTTTGTGTAAACCTGAACATAAATAAAAGTCTTCATTTAATGTTGGGTTTGTACTTTCTGCTGTCCATATTTTTGCGCGATCTTCGTCAAATGCGTCATTTGCAGGACGGTAATATTTACCACCTACATTAACGGCATCTCTTTGCCACTCATGGTTGAGTGGTGCATAACCAAATGTTCCATCAGGTGTAGCATGATTTACATCAGCGTGGTCATTTTGGACTCGACTGACTTTTTCTGGACTTAAAAAATCGCTCAAGTAGTTGGGTAGCGTATCTGGATCTGTTGTGTATAAAAAATAGTCTTTCTTACGTTCCCATAATTGTTCTGGAACAATTTCTGCTGTTATCATTATAACACCGCCAGTGTTCATTGAAGGTGTTCTGAATGACATGTCAATTGTTGCCATACCATTTGTTGCTGACTTATCCAAGTTAGCGCCATCTGTTGCATAACGTTGGTTAAATCCTATCATTGCACGTTGACGACCTAATAAAATTGGTTGCTTTAGTGCTTCGTCTGGCACAGCGATCCCGCTCATAAGGAGGTCGATAATATACTCTGATTCCAATCCATCGTACTTTGCTCTTAATTTAGCAAATGCCGCTGTTTTACGTGCTTGTTCAATGTCAGCAAGTGACATTGTTGCGTTTCCGCCTGTTGTTAACTCTGCATATATTTCATCAAATAAATACATATCGCCTTGGTCAATAATCTCAGCGCCAGACATTGCGGGTGAAAACCCTAATGTATCTGTTGTTGTATTATTTGCTGTTGCAGTTCCCGTAATACCATCACGTGAATATTTTGGTGCTTTAATTGGTGCTTGAAATGTTAATCCGGCAAGTGTTACTTGTCCGTCAATTAAATTCTGATCATAATCAGGTACAATATTTTGCATTCCATTATTAATCCAAAACGCATCAGCTAATGTGTGATCAAATGCGTTTCTTAAAGGTAACGATTTTGATCTTGCTTTGCGTCTATGATTGACTATTGCATTATATGCCTCAACAGGAGTTGTATTTAAATTTGATGCTTGTGTATGTATACCCATTGTTTGATAAAATATATCAGAAGCAGATGTATAATAATCTATAGTGTCTGCATTATTAGCATTTGAATGTGTATGAACTGTATTAGTAGAACTTTGATAAAATTTATTACTTTCAAAAAATGGTACTACGCTTCCTGCTGCGCCATTTTGTTTTTTATATGAACGGTTTAATTCATCCATTGATCCGGTAAAACGGTCAAATGCAAGCATTGGGACGAAATGTGCGTAAAGAGTGATTCCGACTCCGTTCATTAACATTTCTGATGTTTCCATCATTTCAACGTTAACTCTAACTTTACCGCTTCGGACGCCGTCTTCGCGGTGTAACCATTCGTACTTCAGTGGCAGGATTTTTCCTGCATCACCCGACGTTAATACACGGCCTTTGGCACTTCGTACAGATTTCTGTACTGCAATAGGTGAGTTTGGTATCATTTCAGTCATTCTCATTTGCGTTTTCTCCTTGCAATGATTTTGGTTATAATTTTTCGTATTTTTTTACACTTGGCGCACATTATTGAGACGCCAAGGCACCGTGATTGCCACGATTTGTATTTCTGGGGTGTGATTTATTTTTATATTTTGATTTATTTAAAGTTTTTAATGTATCACTAAATAAATTTACTTCAGGTAATTTTGATTTAATTATAATTCCTGATCTATCGCCTGCACCTGTGTGTACGTTTCGTCTTTTATGCTTTTCTATTGCTTTTTTTATTGCGGCTTTTTGCTTAGTTACATCTACAATATCTGAACCTAATCTAATTACGCCAAATACAATTTGTGCTAAATCTCCGTACTGCTCTTCAAAATCTTCAGCGCGTATTTGCATGATTTGGTCAAATGACAAATCGAGTAAATTAGTTCCAATTTCTATTTCTGTATCTGTTCCATCTTTTTTCTTAAAATAACGTTTTGTACCGTCAATTTTAAGTTCTGGGTCTAAAAATTCATCCATTGGTTTATATGGATTTACTGGTTCTTCAGGTGTGTTTTTTTGCTGAACACTTTCATAAGCATCAAATGCATTAAAAAATGCATCTGAGCTTAAACGTCCCATTGGGACTTGATCTCTATAAAATCCTTGTCCACCTGTTGCTCTTAATACTGTTAACGGATTAAATCCGTTTGCTGTTGCTTCACTTCTTAGTTTACCTAAATCAGTGCCAGTTTGTCGTGCTTGTGGTTTTCTGTCGTCTAATGAACTACCTATTTGATAACCTGCGGCCGCACCTTGTTCACCACCCATCATTGCGCCGCCTGCGGCTAATGTATATTTTGCCATTCGACGTGATTCATCTTCAAATGAACGCATTGCTTGTCTGAATTTTGTTCCAAAACCCATATTATATTACTCCCGCGTTTATCAACGTGTCCGAGAATAGGGCTAAACCCATTACTATTCCCGCTACTGTTGCTATAATAATGTCTTTAAGTTTCATTTGATCCACCTCCGTGTGATGAGGTCGATCGATACTCCCGCTAATGCGGTAAATCCCAAAACGATACTTTCAGTTGTACCAACTGCTATTCCTGCGCCCGCAAGCGATGCGCCGAGCATAGTACCACATCTAGTGATAATAGGTTTTAAGATTTGTTTGATTAGTAGTAATTGCAATTTTTACTCCTTCTTATTTAGAAGGGTCTAACTGCTCAATGGCCGATAATATATATTATGTTATCAGATTGAGACTCATTGTGTTGACCCATACGTTTTTATAGCTTTGTACATTTAATAATGTAAAGCCCTTTTTTTAAAAATGTGTCATTTTTTTACTTTTAACACCAAGGAACATATGTTTTTTTAGACCCTGACCCCCCTGTAGGGGTGTTTTTCTT